GAAGACAGAAGAAACTCCCGAAGAAGAGGAAGAAGATATAGAAATAAGTATGGAACATGAAGCACAAAAGATATTTGCTTCGTTAGTTGGTGATAGTGCAACGGAGAAGAGATTAAATGAAGCTAATACTTTTTCTAATTCAATCCCACGGAAATCTATTTGGGCTGAATTTGCTCAAGCTTTTGATGTAGGTATGGTAGATTTAGATAGTTTTGCTCAGTATATGGGTTATAGAAATTTTAGAGATCTTAATTCATCTAGATCACCAAGATCATTATATCATAAAAATCCACCTAAATTTATTGAGGCTATCAAGCAATCTAGTTTAAAGGCCCAGGATATGTCTGATGAAGAGATTGCTAACATAACTTTGAAAAGCAGGTATACCGAATCAAAGCTCAATGAGAAAGAAATAGAAGAGATAGAAGAGATAGATAAAGCAAAAGATGTTGTAGATGCTATTGCTACTATTGTGGATATGTTTTGGAGTGGTGGTGAAGGTGCTGGGTTTTGGGGAGAGAAAAAGAAAGAGATAGTGCAAACTACTATTAAATATGCAGTTAAAAAATTTGGTGCAGAAGCTATACAACAAGAATTTTTAAGCTTAGTGAAAGAAGGAGAAGGATGGGAAGTTGATGATATTAAGTTAGTGTCAAAAGCTCTTGGAATAAAAGCTTCTCTTTTTCTTGATGAATCAAAACTCAACGAAGGAAAATGGGAAGAGGAAAATCCGGAATTGAATAAAAGTAGACTTGATGCAATTGAACAATACAATAAAAAAATGAAGGACTGGCAAGCTTTAGCTAAAAAATTAGGAAAAGAACTCTGGGAAGTTGATGATCCAGCCGATGAAGCTTCTTATGAAGTAGATGATTGGGCAGGTGATGCTGAAGATGTTATTAATAAAATAGATATTAGTCTTGTTGATAAAGAGCCAGGAGATGATCTTGATGATCAGCTTTGGAAATATACTATGCGCAGATTTATTGGAAGTGCTTTAGAAAAGTATTCAAAAGAAGAACTCGCAAAAGAAATTGTGCCTTTTTTAAATCAAGATCATTGGACCAAAGAAGTAATTGAGTTTATAGAAAAGATGTTGGATACAAAAATTAATGCTTCTAATATTACTGATGAATCAATTAACGAAACAGTAATTGAATCATACAAATGCAAAACGTGTGATAGAATCTTCTCTGTAGGTAGAGGAGAAGAAGCTGATGTACAAGCCATATCATGGAATGGTTGTTGTCCAGATTGTGATAGTTCAAATCTTGAATCGGTTGGTAGAGCAGACGAATCAACTGACAGTCCGGCCAAGAAGACTGAGATTGATCAACCAGCACTAGATAACAAAGATTACGATCCTGCTGAAGATATAGCTGCTATTGCAGTTGGATTAGCTCCAGTTGACTTCAAAGCTAAACCAAACAATAAAGAACCTTCTACAATGATACCGGTTCAAGATGAAGAGATTAAAGATACATTTGAATCAATTTTTGAAAGAGTTAATGGAATTGTAGAAGGTGGTTTGTCTTCGATTGATAAGAGAAGTGTATTATTAGAAGAAGAATTAGAAGAGATACCAGTTAGTCGTGATATTTATGGAAAAGATATAAAGAAAAATGATAGAGTTATATTTGATGAAGGTCGAGGAGTTATTACAGCTATTTGGAATGATGGTACAGTTGATATAGAGTATGCTGCAGGCCCTGGTGGACCTCTTGTTGATACTTTTGATATTAAAGGACATGAAGTTCAGAAAGATGAAGATATTGAAGAAATGTGTGGTAAAAAACACAGTAAGAAGAAAAAGAAAACAAACGAAAGAAAAGAGACTTTACAAGATCTTGAAAAACAAAAGGCAGAACTTAAACAAGATCTTAAAGCGGCAAAAAGAATGTGCCAGAGAATAGCAGCTAGTGGATCAGGTGGTTGGGATCAGGCTAAAGATGAAGAAGGTGATATAGTAGATCAACTTGCTGAAGTAGAGAAGAAAATTGAATTAATGAAGAAGAAAAATGAATCCAAATCAGCTCTTTACATCTGCAATGCTTGTGCTAAGACATTTGAATCGACCATAGCTGCTTGTATACACTGCAAATCGACAGATGTGAATAGTATTCGAGAAGAAGCTGATTTATCTAAACTCGAGTCGAGTTTTGAACAACAACTAGCTATGGGTGTTGAGGTTGAAAAAGAACATACTGATGATCCGGAAATTGCTAAGAAGATAGCTATGGATCATCTTGCTGAAGATCCACAGTATTATACTAAACTTAAGAAGATGGAAGCTGGAGAGTGTGATGAATCTAAGCTTAATGAAGAAGAAAAAGAGCAATTCAAAACAATTGCTCAAGGTATTGAAGACAAAGCAGATGCGGATGAATTAGCTCGAAAGAAACAAGGACAGGTTGTTAAAGATAGTACAGACGAGAAGAAATTTGCAGTTATTGTGAAGGCCAATAAAAATGGATGATCTAGTTGAAAAGCTAATGAATATAAAATTGAATGAAGAAGCTGAAGATAATTTTTATAGAATTAATATTCCTCTAAACTTTAATATAACAGATCTTCCTGTGGATCATGAAGTTAGTTCTATCAAAGCTAATGTTTCATTTGAGATTGAAATGGAATATCGAAGTTGGGGAATAAAAGATATTTCAATTGTTCCTCGAGGTGTGGTTAATTTTGAGATAGAAATTACAGATACAGATGATAAAGTTGTGAATACTATATCTGGTAAAATTGATTGGTTAGAAGTTAGTTATGAATTCAATTGGATAAATGGAAATGCCTATACAATTGAAGATCTTGAAGTTGATATGGATATGCGTGGTTTAGTATCAAAAGTAACAATAAATGCTATTTATTCGAAACCAAATTAAATGAACCAGCTGCTTGAAAACATGATAAAAGCTTTTCATTACCCTCCTCCGGTATCGGGTGTATTTTCTTGTACCAATACACCCGATCTTTTGTTTGAAAGTGTAACCAGTAGTGGTATTAAAGCTATTTATAAGGTTTATCGAGATATATTACTTGAAAGACCAAATATAGACGAGAATAATCTCTGGACTGCTCTTGATGCAATGAAAGACTTTTATGAGAATTATCTCAAGTGGCATACAGATATTTTTCTTAATAAAGGCACAGATTATATAACAAAAAATACAGTGTACTTGACTATAGCCAGTGAGTTTGCTGAACGAAAGAATGAAATAGAAAGAGCTTTTAAATCACATGATGAAAAGCAGATGTTAGTAGCTTTAGATAATGCAGTTGGTCAATGGCATAATGATTATCCAGTTATCTACCATTTATGGCTTGAGTATTCTAAAACTCTTGATGATCCAGATACAACAGAAGCTCAAGGCATTGAAGATTTAATATTTGAAGTTAAAGAAATACTAGATGTTCTTAATAAACTAAGATATCCGGATCGTCCAACAGATATTCTAAAAACAACAGGTACAAAAAAGAAAGTAGGAATAAGAAATGAAAGTATTGATGATTATAGTTATAAAGTTATTAGCTATGATAGTACTGGATATCTAACTATAAAATCATCTTCTGGTGGAGAATATGCATTTGATGATGTACCAAATTTTTTAGCCAAAAGACTTGAAACATGGGCAAATAAAAAAGCTTATGGTAGAGGATGGCAGGTAATGAAAAATTTAACAAGACAAGGACATCAAGTAGTTAAACAGCCAACAGCACTAGAAGCTATTATTGCTACTCCATCTGTTGATAATACTGCAGATGAAAAATATGAATGGTTTGTACAAAGAACAAACAAACATATTAATCTTGTTCAGCAAGCAGCTGAGAAAATTGTTAAGGCTTATCCAGAGTTTCAAGAATTATTATCAAATGTTCAAGTTCACGATGCATCTAAATTTGAAGATCCAGAAAAGACTCCATATATTTCACTAACTTGGAGACATAAATTAGAAAATGAACAAAATAATTATGATCCAATTAATGGAAAAGGATATCAAACTCCTGGATTATTAGCTAAAGAAGATGAGAATCAAGCAACATTACATCATGTTACTGGTAATTCTCATCATCCAGAATATTGGCTTGATGATAAGAGTAAAGCTAATATTAGTGCAAAAGATCGAAACAAATCAGATATATGTATAGATGCTTCGGCCATGCCAGATATAGCTATAGCTGAGATGATAGCTGATTGGCAAGCAATGTCTGAAGAGCTAAAAAAGAATTCTGCAAGAGAGTGGTTTGATAAACAGAAAGACGTCAGATGGCATTTTTCAGATCATCAAGTTAAATTAATAGACAAGTTATTGAAAGTATTTGAGGTTGTCAACGAAGACTCGGATTTAGATTCGTTATTTAAACCAGCTTCGACAGACGAAGTAGTCCAGCGTCGACTAGAAGGCTGTACTAAGAATTCAGACGGTACTTATTCGTGTTCTGGAGACGTTGATTTATCTAATTTAGGTCTAACTAAACTTCCAGTTAAATTTAAGGAAGTTGGTGGTAGTTTTTATTGTTATGACAACAAACTCACCACCCTAGAAGGTTGTCCACAGAAGGTTGGTGGTTGGTTTGATTGTGGCAAGAACAAACTAACCACCCTAAAAGGTTGTCCACAGAAGGTAGGTGGTGGGTTTGATTGTCGCAACAACCAACTCACTACTCTAGAAGGTTGTCCACAAGAAGTTGGTGGTGGTTTTATTTGTCGCAAGAACAAACTAACCACCCTAAAAGGTTGTCCACAGAAGGTAGGTGGTGGGTTTGATTGTCGCAACAACCCAGTTTCGGTAGCTAAACTAAAGAAAACAGTTGATAGAGACTACTTATAATGAAAGATTTATGTCAAAGATAATACCTAGAGAAACAATTAATTATTTGAAGGGTGTAAATAACATTTCAATTGGTGCTATAGGCATAGACATTGACTTGTATATTCCATCTAATTTAGGCACTATCGAAGCTTATGATGTTTATGAGACACCTGACGATATTGAATATATTCATTATACCTGTCAAGCTCATATTGAATGGGCTCCTAATATACATCGACTAGAAGCTTTAGGTATTTACGTTGAAAATGAATTGCCTTTAATTGTGTGGATGCCAACTGAAGCTGTAGATGATAATGGAAATCTAGTGAAGATTAATATATTAAGAAAAAGCTATATTAAAGTTGATATTGCTTTTATTCCGACTAATACTGGTTTTGATGGTAATGAAGAATTTATATTAACTACTCCGATTATTTATAATGCTCATGATGCAGTAGCAGTTGAGCGGTGGAAAGCAGTGCCAAGGAGAATAGCAAGTTGAATTTTAATTTGATTAGTGTATTTGTATTAACCAGCGGAAGATCATTAAGGAGCACGCGTGCTCCTAAGTTATTCAAGTATTAGAACAAGGAGAAAAAAGATGTTTGCGTCGAAAGTAAAAAACAAATCATTAACTGATAATGTTTCAATTGTACTTAAAAGTGGAGGAACTATAAATTTACCTCCTGGTAGTCAAGCTGAGAATATTGAGATAGCTGATGATCAAAAATGGAGTGGTGTAGAAATAACACCAAGTCTGAATGAGATTGTTAGACCAAGTGGAAAGCAGAGAATAGATGGCTAAGAAATTTGATACCAATCAAGCATCAGAAAAACTTTTAGCTAATGCTATATTTTCTCAATATAAAGGATATAGAGAATTGGGTGTAGTATTTGAAGTTGAATCTTTTCCAGAGAAAGTTATTAAAAGTATGATAACAAGGGTACCAAAAAGTTTTGTAAAAAGAGTTTCAGATCAGTTTATTAGAATGTTAAGTGAACAATGCCACAGCCAACAACAACATTAGGTTTGATTGATGTAGGATTGAGAACTTTATTGTTTACAAAGTTTTCAGATATACTCAGTCTAGAGAGTGTAAATAAAAGTGTTGTATTTTATCCAAAAGAAACTGCATTACGAGAACTTGCTGAGAAAAAGAATAAAACTAAACTTGAGTTTATTAATATCTGGCGAACCGACGTAGTTTTAGATTGGAAGAGAATGAGTACGCCAGCTGCCCGAAGAGGTGTTGATGTTAATTATACTGATGAAGGTCAAAGAATTATTTATACAAATATAAAAGCTATTCCAGTAGCTTTAACTTTTGATGTTTGGTTCTGGACTCATGATAGAGATAAATTGAATAGCATTATTGAAACTTATCTCTTCTGGCAACAAGATGATCCAAATTTGTACATGCAATACAGAGAGATATATCCATTATCTTACGATTTGCATTTTAATAGAATTATAGATGAGTCAACAGTAGATCAACAATTTGAGAAGGGCAGGATGTATATTCAGAAAACTTCTATATCTTTAGATGGTATGGTATTTACTGTTCCATCTGAAGAAGGAGTGATTACTTCTATTCATATTTCTTGCTATGACAAAGATGATCTAGAGACTGTAAACTATGAAGAAATTATTGTTGTGGATTCAGATCAAAATATAGAACTAGAAGCTGCGTTAAAGCTTTTTACAAAAATTGTAACTTAATAAATATTAGGAGATTGTTAAAATGGGAATTTACATTAGCCCAGGTGTTTATTCGAAAGAAAAAGATTTGTCAACTCTTGTTCCTGCAATATCCACAACTACAGGTGCACTGGTTGGATATTCTGTAAAAGGCAGCACGAGTGTTAGGTTGATCACTACTCAACAGCAGTTTATTGCTGAATATGGTGAACCTGTGCCTGGAAATTACTTTCATTATTCTGCACTAGCATTTCTTACTAAAGGTATTCAGTTGTATTGCAGGCGAGTAATAAATGGTGCATTATATCCAGGTATGCATGTTATGACTGATGAAGCATCTGGAGATAGTGAAGCCTTTTCTATCGGACAGTCAACACCCACATATTTTGTGGATTCAGATTTTGCTGATGAGCTATTTTCAATTTTTGCAAAAGATCCAGGAGTTTGGGGGGAGAATATTAGCATTACAATTACAAATATAAAAGATGGAACAGAAGAAGTTGTTACAGATCAATACACCTTTGTTATTAACGTGTATTTCACAGATTCAGAGGGAAATACAACTCTGGTTGAAAAATGGAAAGTATCGAAGAAGAATAAAATAGATGGTAATGGTAAGCAACTCTATCTTGAATCTGTAATTAATGATGCTAGTGATTATATAGTTGTGGCAGATAATACAAACAGAGCAGATACAGAAGTACCAAAAGGCAATACTACAGCTGTAAGTCTTGGCGGTGGTAGTGATGGATCAATTCCAACAGCTAATCAAATTGCTGGTGTTCAAGCATCTGGATCTGGTTGGTATTCATTCTACAATCCAGCTAACTATGATATTCGAATACTTATTGGTGGATGTTTTACTTCATCTCATACAACTGATGACGTCAAAACTATACAGGATGCAATAAAAGCAGTTGCTGAGTATAGAAAAGATTGCATGGGAATACTAGATATTCCTTATGATGAAATTGATAGTATTGATGAGATGCTTACATATAGAAATACAACTCAAGCTTATGATTCAAGTTATACAGCTCTTTATGCTGGATGGGTAAAAATAAACGATCCTTATAATGATAGGGTACTTGAAGTTCCAGCCTCCGGCTATATTGCAGCTCAGTTTGCTTATAATGATTATGTTGGAGAACCGTGGACTGCTCCTGCTGGGCATAATAGAGGAAAGCTTGATGTATTGGGGATAGTAGAAGATGATCCATTTACACAAGGTGAAATGGATTCGTTGTGTGCTGTTGGTATTAATCCAATTCAATTTTTCAGAGGAAGAGGAACAACAATATTTGATCAGTTAACACAACAGAAAAAGACTTCAGCTTTGAGTCAGATCAATGTACGCAGATTATTGATTGTCATGGAAAAAGCAATTTCAATTGCACTGGAAGACTTCTTGTTTGAGCCAAATAATGAGTTGACTCGATTTAGAGTTAAAGCTGTGTGTGATGAATATTTAAGTATGCTTGCATCTAAAGGAGCTTTCCAAGTAGAAGCAGGAGACGAAGGATTTTTAGTTGTTTGTGATACTACAAATAATACACCAACTGTTATAGATCGAACTGAATTACATGTTGATATATTTGTCAAGCCTATCAGAGTTGCTCGTATAATTCAGCTTCAAACAATTATTACAACAACTGGTGCTTCGTTTACTGAATTGATAGCTAAAGGTGTAATGTTTTAAAAATTAAATTTTAATATACAAGGAGTATAAAAAATGGCTGAAATGGCTACAAGTGCATTGAGTAATAATCTTCTCAATCCAGCAAGAGAGTACTTGTTTGAAATGATTTTTCCTAATCCTCCTTTTGGTAGTGTTCAAAGCTTATTGCTTCGATGTAAAAGTTCTGTGCTGCCAGGAAGAGATTTTGGGGATATTATTATTCCCTTTAAACAGGGGCCTGGTGTGATATATCCTGGTAAACTCAATCTTTCTCATCATTTACCATTAACATTCCATGAAGGTGAAGATAGAGCAATCTTTCTTACTTTCTATCAGTGGATGAATATGATAGTTGATATCAAAACTGGATTGAGCCAAGGGGAACCAGGATATCGAAGAGACCTATATCTTAATCTTTTGAATACAACTGGAGTGGTTGCTATGAGATATAAAATGACTGGAAGTTATCCTAAACTCATTGAAGAGAAAACTCTTGATCAGAGTAGTGAGAAAGAATTAGATTTTAGTGTAGTTATGGCTTTCAATGAATGGTTGAAGGTTGATTAATGAATTTACTTGAGACAACATCTAAATATCCATCTTACTTGGGCATACAAAGGACTTATAACTTTGAGGTTATTCTTCCTTCTTTATATAACATGCTTGTAGACGGATGGTTTGTTTCAAGATTCTGTCAGTCTGTAAAAGTAGGTCAGTATGATTTGAATAGTGTTGAAATAAAGAGAGGAGCCCGAAATCTATTCTTTCCTGATTCTGCTGTACTTCAGCCAGCATATTTAACTTTTGTTGCTCCTGTTCCAGATGTTGTTTCTTTATATTTCAATACTTGGCGGGATTTGATAATTAATAAAAAAGGACTTTATGGCTTAGCAAGTCAATATAAGAAACGTGTGTATGTTATTCTTTTTGATAGAACCGGCATTCCATCAAATATGATAGTTCTAAAAGGAGCTTGGCCAATAACTTTTCCAAAATACGATGATTTAGCTTATGCTACAGAAGATGTTAAGAAGCATGAAATTACACTTCGATTTGATGATATTAGTTTTGATTTTGAAGCTTTAGGTCAAGTAATAAGTGATGTTCAAAGTGGAGTAAAATCTGTTGCTAGTAAACTTATAAATAAATAAAACAAGGAGAAAAAAGATGAGTGCAAATTTTGTTCAAATTGAACTACCTTCGAGATGCATAACTTACGGAATCAACCCCTCTACCGTTAAGATCAAGCCTCTTACTGGAGCTGAGGAAGAATTAATTGCTGTGTTAAAGCAGAATGTGAAGAAAAAATTAATTCAAGTATTTCAAAGTGTTTTACAAGGTGTTGACCCAAAAATTCTTACTTCGGGGGATGCAAATTTTATTGCTTTATGGTTAGTAATAAATTCGTATTCAAATAAATATCCGTTTAGATTTGCATGTATGAATTGTGGAAAATTTTCCGATGTATCGGCTGATTTAAACAAGATAAATTCAGTTGAATTACCAACAACATTTGTTCCACCTGGTGAAGTTGTAGTTGAAGGAAAGAAGTTAAAATTGCGACTGCCTACGCTCTGGGATGAAATAGAAATTTTAGATTACGATCCTTCAGGAAAATCTAAACATTTATATGATTATGCATTAACAATCTTACCAGATGATCCTGAATTTAATGTTGTTGAACGAGTAGAATTCTTGAGAAAAGCAAAAGGATCAGAAATTCAGAAAATAAGAGATTGGCGAGTAAAATATACTCATGGGCCCGATATGCAAGCTAGTATTGAATGTCCTAAATGTGAGTATGAAAGCGAAGTGCTTATACCCTTTCGATTCGACAGATTTATTCTTACTGAATAGTGATTTTGAAAATATTAAAACTCGTAATTTTTATCTTCAATATTATCATGTTGTTTCCGATATAAAAGAAACAACAATAAAAGAGTTGTGGTGGATTTTTGATAAATTAGTAAGTATTAAGCAGAAGAAAAAAGAAACCGAAAAAAATAATTTGGAAAGACAAGGTCCAATACATTGGCAAAAACAGTACTAAAGAATTTTGGTGTGGCAGAAGCAAAAGTATATAAAATTCGATTACAGAATTTTTATATACCTTTTCTTGAAACTCTACATTCTATTTTTGTTGAGCATTTGGGTAATGCAAATAAAGAAGCTAAGAAAGTAGAAAAAATTCTTTCTTCTATAAAAATAGCTCTTAGTTTGATTGATGTTGTTTTTTCTAAAGATTCAAATGACGTTCCACGAAAAGTTGATGTTGAGAAGTTATACAAAACTCTTTCTACAATTGAAGTAGAAGTAGATAATCTACAACAAGTATTTAGTAATGATCCAGCTACAGCTAAGGCTATGCTAGATATTATTGATGCAGCACATCAAACTTCTCAAATCGATAAAAAACAATTAAATTTTTTAGTTACTTTGAAAAATAAAAGTTCAAGACAAAAGCAAGAAAAAGTATCGTCTCATCATTATGGAGCAACTGGATTAGTAGGATCAGCTCTTCACACATTTGGAATAAGTCCAAGATTTGCTATTGGGGCTGGTCTTGCTTCTCAAATTGCCGCACCTTTACTTGGTCCTGCTTTTGGCCCTGCTGCTGTTTTAAGTGGTGGTGGTTTAGCTTTACCTAAAATTCTAGGTCTGGGAGCAAGAAGCATTGGAGCTTTAGGCGGCGGAGCAATGAGAGGAATAATCAATCCTCTCAGAGAAAAAAGATTTTGGAGCACTTTCGGTGGTGGTTTACTTAGTACTGGTAGATTACTAGGTCGAGGAATAGCTGCTCCATTTAAAGCAATGGGTCGACCTTTTGCAGGAGGATATAATTGGGCTATGGGTAGATCAGGAGGAGATGCAAGTTTAGAGGAAGATATTGGTGGTTCTCCTAATGTTACTTCACAATTTAATCAACCTAGTTTATCTGAATCTACTTCTGGTAGAACACCTTTTAGATTACTCAGTCGCAGGAAAAAAGAAGAATCAACTGAATCTTTATTTTATTTCTTTAACAAAAGAGCATACACAGCTGGATGGACAAGAGATGTATTGAAAGCTCTTCGTGGTGGGAGAGGAACAGGAGGAAGCGAAGGTGGAATTGTAGATTCAATAATTGGAGGGGCAGTAGGTGCATCATTAACAAGATTTTTATCCGGAATTACAACAATAGCTATAGTAGGAGGAGCAACAATTTTAGCTTCAGGAACTGTAGTTTGGGCCAGTGATTTTTGGAAAAAATTAACAAATAAATTAAATTCTTCAGAAGGACAAGGCAAAAAAGGCTTTTGGAACAGACTCGGCTATTATACTCATTCTGTATTTAATACAACTTTTGAGCAGACAGATAATTTAGAAAAATCTTTAGGTATGACAAAGTCTTCAACAGATGGTATACAAAAAACTCAACAGCAGTTTAGAGCTATCAAGGATTTATGGCAATGGTTTAAGAAAACACAAAAATTTCCTTTTATGAAGACTAGTGAAGAAGATAGTTTTTCTAGTAAACTTGTACCAGAAACAATTTTTCCTTCTAATTTATCTACACAAGCTGAACGAGATTTATTTTTACTTAACCAACGAGATATTCGAGAAGCTGTTAAAGTGCTGGATTCACCAGATTATGCTCAGACTGTTGAGAAAGTCAATTCTGAAAGAAAATTAACTGAAAAAGCAAATGAAGATTTAGCAATAAAACAAATTCAATTACTTGAAAAAATTAATGAAGGTATCAATAAATCTCAATCTACACAACCTGTTTTGGGAAGAGGGTTTTTAGTTCCACCATTTGATTCATCTGATCCATTGTTGAATCGTTTGAATACATTTGGTGTGATGGGAGATATATAAGTGCCAAATTATCGTAATATGGATTTTGTAACTTGGGAAAAAATATTTACTTCGGCAAATCAAACTGGGGTTATTTCTGGTATTCAAGCAAAGAGTGATATAGAGTTTGTAGGAGTTTTAGAATCTGAAGCTGCTCCTGAGTATATGCTTCGTGTTGTAGATCATAGACCATCTGGATATATAGGAAATGGTGTTAAAACTGTTATCATATCAGCATTAATTCAAGATAAACTTTCTATGCAAACCGAAGCTCATTGGTCTTCGCTTACTGCTGCATCTGTTGCAACTAAGCTTGCTGAAGAACTTTCAACCGCAGGAGTATATAGATCCCTTGTTGGAAAGTACACATCAAGGCGATTATGGACAGGCACAGATCCAATTTCTTTCTCTATTCCTATGCAATTTAAAGCTGTTAACAATGCTGAGAGAGAAGTTGTTGCTCCATGCAGAGAATTACAGAGACTTAGTCTTCCATTTAGTGGTCATGATTCTGATTCAAGCAATGCAAAAAAATATTTGCTTGAATCTTTACTATCTCCTCCTGGCCCTACTCCATATGCTGGATTAAGAGGATATGTACTAGAAAATCTAGGGCAGAGTATACCCATTGAAGAACAAATTGACATATTTTTTGGTCGATTTTTGACCTTTAAGAATGTTATTGTTAAAAATATATCTATTGAAATACCAAATAAATTTTTGAGTGGTGGTATGCCAATTGGAGCTCTTGCTACTATACAATTTCAGACTTATGAAATAATAACTAAAGAAACGCTTGATAATATATATACTAGAATTGATTCTCAACCAGATACCATTGCATCTGGAGCAGGGAATTATGAGAATTATGTATGAATTTAACTAAAATACATAAAATTGTTACTGTTGATGGTGCTAAAGAATTGGATTTTCTTGATAATCCAATCTCTTCTTTTGAGATGAGAAGAACTCCAGCTTATTACAGAGTTGTGCAAGAAGATATTGGAGTTCCTGATTTGATTTCGTGGAAAAATTATAATACTGAAAGGTATTGGCAAGTTATACTTGTTGCTAATAAAATAATATCTCCTTTTGATGATTTGGAAGTTGGAGATATAATAATGCTACCTAATTTACATGATATAACCGAATTTTATCAAAAGTACAAGATAAGAAGATGACAAATTTACCTTATTACTTGACAATTACTTTTCGTCGAAGTAGGGAATCTCGAGATAGAACACCTCTTGCTATTGATGCAAATCAAATAGACGAGTTATACATTACTCAAGATATCAATAGATTCCTTCCTACTCTTGATTTTACTCTTCAAGATTCGGCTGGATTTTTTACTCATGTAGTTCCTTTTGATCGAGATTTAGGTAGATTATTTATTGAAGTTTCAGGTTTGTTAGGAAAAGGTAGAGAAAATGCTACTGTTTTTGAATTTGATATATATCGACGGAAGCCTAATTCTGATTCACAGTATATCCTTAATGGATTACTTAAAGTGGATAATTTATTTTCTCCAAGTAAAGTAAGAGCATTTTCAGGAGTAATTAGAAATTCTTTAACATCACTAGGAGAAGAGTTGGGAGCTAATTTATCAGAAATTAGTCCTTCTTTAACTGCTGAGAAAATCTTATTACAAGCAAATTGGCCTAACGGAGAATTTATTAATTTTTTAAAAACTAATCTTCTAGGTAGCAAAGGAGAAGCTGGTTTTTATTCTTTCTTTAAATGTGTTGAATCAGATAAAGTATTTGTATTTAAAAATTTATTAGATATGTGTCAAGAAAATTCAAAATATAGTTTTATACTTGGAAATACAGTTAAACAAGATTTACAATCCAGTGAAATAAATCTGCCTATTCTTGAATATAGAATGTTTGACAGTGGAATGTTACTAGGAACAACTGGTTTATTAGGAAAAGATTATTCTTATTTTGATTACATGAGTGGTGAATTTATTAGACAATCTTATCAAATGACTGAAGAAGTAGATGGTTTTGCTTTTGATCATTTTTTGTCTTTATCTGAATATTTTTCAATAGATATAGAAGATAAAGCAGAAAATAATATTTCAGCACCCTATTATGGCAGAAATAATGATTTCATGGCTATTCCAAAGGCTCAAGCTATCAATGAGCATTATTGTAAACTTATTAATTTATCTAAGATATGGATAACTACTATAGGAGTGAATGATTTATATCCTGGAGATATTGTTGAGCTTCCTATGATAAGATCATATATTGGAAGTGCAAATAATATACATACATATCAAGGATACTGGTTAGTAGAAAGAGTTATTCATATCCTTGGAAAAGTGTTTCTCACCAGGCTTCTTCTTACCCGAAGTGGTATTAATACTGGATCGTCACCAACATTAATTCGGTCTAGCAGAAGAATGAGGAAAGAATGATAAAGTACAAATACTTTTATAGGGGGAAAGTTTTAGATAATAACGATCCTTTATATCTAGGTCGAGTGAAGGTAGAAATTTATCCTATGCTGATTAGTAGAGAAACAGCCAGAGCTTCTCAGATGCCTATTGATGGAATAGAAACAGAAGATCTTCCTTGGGCTGTTTTGGCTCCTAATCTTTTTGTAGGATCTGGAGTTGGATATGGTGCATTTTCTGTACCAGAAATTAATACCTTTGTTTTTGTTTTCTTTGAGGCCGGAGATATAAATCAGCCTATTGTATTTGCTGAGGCACCAACTGCAACTAAAGGACTACCAGATTCTAGGCTAAGTAACTATCCTGCTAAAAAGGTATTGAGAACTAAGAATGGTGTTGAAATATCTATTGATGATTCGAATGGAAATATAGCTATAAATAGTCCAGGCCAGCTAAATATTACAATTACAGGAGATGTAAATTTAGTTACTTCTGGTAATGCTAATATTGAAGCTTCTGGAGACATAACGATAAAAGGTGCTACTGTAAGTACAAATCCATAAGAGGATATATGGGAAAGAAAATAGCTTGTGTTGGTGATAGTTCAGATCATGGTGGAACGATAATTACTTCCAATCAAGATGGTAGTAGAACTTCCGCTGGGGATGAAATAGCTGTTGAAAATGCTTTGCATGATTGTCCTATTATAGGACATGGTGTAACACCAATTACAGCTGTTACAACTAAGAGTTATCATAATAATAAGTTAATATTAACTGAAGATGCTACAGCTGGATGTGGTGCAAAGATTACACCTCCTGATAGAAAAGAATACGTGGAGTAATATATGGCTATACCTGAAATATGGTCAGAGCTTCATCACGATTTGATTTTAGATGCTCAAGGAGGCATAAAAAAAGTAATAAATGCAGATGCAGTTATATCTTCTGTTATAAATATTCTTCGTACAACTCCTGGAGAGCGGGTAATGTTTAGGAGTTTTGGGTGTAGATTATCAAGTTTACTGTTTGAGAATATTCAAAGTGTTATTTTTGATAAGATTGCTGATGAAATTAGAACTGCAATTACTTTATATGATGATAGAGTGAATATTAATAAAATAGCATTTTTTGCTTATCCAGATAGAAATACTGTAGATATAAAATTGAATTTTAGTATTCAGAGTTATGATGAAATATTTGAGCGTACTGTTTCTTTAACCGGAAGTAATATTAGTGCAGTATAGGAATTGAACGATGCCTAATTTAGATTATACAAATTACGATTTTGATGCTTTAGTTATTCAACTACAAAATCTAGTAAAAGCAAAAGCATCTTGGAAAGACACATATAGATCTGGTACAGGACAACAATTAATTGAAGCTTTTTGCTATATAGAAAATTTAGTAAATTACATGATAAATCGCAGAGCAGAAGAGTCTACGATTCACACAGCTAAACTAAAATCAAGTATTGTAAATCTCGTGAAATTAATAAATTATTTACCAAAAAGACAGACATCTGCAATTGGGTATATTCGATTTACAATTTCTGCTGCAAGTTCAAAAATTGTATACATTCCTAAATACACTGAATGCCAAACAGCAAATGGACGAAAATATACTACAAATGAGGAAAGTGCTATTAATCCGGGTAATACATTTGTTGACGTACTTTCAATTCAAGGAGAATTAACTGAAGTAAATTTTGTTTCGGATGGAACAACTGATCAAGAATTTAATATATCTGATATAGATGTAGAAAATTCAGCAGATACAAATAATCCGAGTTTACGTATACTTATTGATAACGAAGAATGGACACCTGTAACTTCATTTATTGAAAGTATATCTTCTTCAAAACATTATACTGTAACACAAAACACTGATGATACAATTACAATTAGGTTTGGAAATGGAATTAAAGGAGCAATACCAACTTCCGGTGAAACAATAATTGTTAAATACATAAAGACTGATGGTATAGATGGAAATGTATATAATACAGATAATGTAACAATATTAAATAATACAATCTATAATGAAGACAATGAAGCTGTTTCAAATATTACTGTAACTAATCCTGGTTTATTTTTAGGTGGTGATGATGCAGAAACAGCTGAAGAAATAGCTTATGAGGCACCAAGAGTATTTGCTACAGGAGATAGAGCTGTAACTAAAGACGATTTTATGGCAATACTTGATAATTATCCAGGAGTTGCAGATTCGAATGTTTGGGGCGAACTAGAAGAAGCTGAAGCAGCTGGAGAAGATGCAGATTATGAATCACTAAATAAAGTTTACATTTCATTAGTTTTACAAGAGTGGCAATTACCAGATGATAATTTTGAAGAACTTGTTTCTATTTATATACGCAATCAATCAATGCTTACTGTAAAATATGAATTTATTGCAGCAACTATATTAAATATAATTCCTGTTATTGAATTAATAGTTACAAGTGGTTATTCATTAGCAGAGGGACAATCTGCTGTTGAAACAGAGTTAGCAAATCAATTTTTACTTGGGGATACCACTAAACTCGGAACAATGATTAAATATAGTAATGTGCTTCAAGCTCTTGATGCTCTTGCTTCAGTATCATATCTAAATATGTATTTTGAAATTTACAAACAGCTTACCTCATTATATGATTCAGATACTGATTTTGGAGCTACACTTGAAGCAACAAATATAGTTCCAGGATCTGTTAGAATTTTTGTTGATGATACTCAAGTTTCTGTTGATACAGATAATGGAAATGGTACTGGATCTTTTACAACTGTTTTAGAATCTGATTATACTGTAACAGGAACAGTTAATTATACAACAGGTTTAATTGCTATAGATATAGCTGAGGGGGTTAGTGATTATATTGTTTCAGCTAGATATCAGCAAGACGAAGATAGAAATATTGTAACAGACTTCAATGAAATATGTAAATTGTATGATACTGATTTTATATCAGTTGTTAGAGAAAGTTAATACATGATAACTCCAGCTTATGAAAGTTTTAGTTATTCAAAGCAAAGTACTGCTGATAATAATTTAACTATACCTGTACCATATGGTACTGAAGAAGGGGATCTTTTAATTGCTTTCATTGTTAGAAATAAATCTACTACCTATGCCGCAACTTGTAGTGGATTTACTCATACAGATCACAAATACAATCCAAGCCCAGCTCCAGATTCTGCTGGAGTTACTTGTGACTTGCTTTATAAATATGCATCAGCCAGTGAAGGATCAAGCACTTTTGTCTGGGGTGGTGAGGCATCAGATGCGTTTGGTTTTATTATACGATTGTCAAACAGTACGTTTTATAGTTATGCTAGATATACCACTACCGTTGATTCCATAGTAGCTTTACCGAGTGTTTTAACTCCTGTTGATAATTGTATAGTTTTACGTTTATTTGCTGCTGATGATGATGATGTGTATATTTATCCCGGCACTGGTGCAGGCTTGCCAATGAGTCATACTGGTATTATTATTGATGAAAGTGGATCATCTGGTGATACTGTTTCTGGTGGAGCTGCTTATATAGCAATGCCTCTTGCAGGAAGAACAGGATATGCGACGTTTGCTTTAACAGCTGTTGAAGAGAATCTGGGATATACTCTTGTTATTAAACCAGCAGCTACTCCTCCTACTCCTGATCCAATGACTTTTTCTTCTGCTCCTACTGCAGTTGATAGTGATGAAATTACCATGACTGCTACTACAGCTACTCCAGATACAGGGTCAGCTGAATATCAATTTGATTGTGACGATGATAGTTTTGATTCTTCTTGGCAAGCAAATCCTATCTATACTCCTTCTGGATTGACAGCTAATACTCAATATGGTTTCAGAGTAAAAGCTAGAGATTCAAGTACTTTATTAGAAACTGCACAATCATCATACGCATATGCATATACTTATCCATCCGTTCCAGCAGCACCGACGAGTGTTACTGCTACTAGAGTTAGCTCTTCTCAAATAGATTTATCTTGGACAAAAGCTTCTGGCGCTACTGGTTATGATATCTATCGTAAAACAGGCTCAGGTGGGTCTTGGGGTTTATTAATTTCTCTGGGCGATGTTGCATCTTATAATAATACAGGATTATCGTCTAACACTACATATTACTATATAATAAGATCAAAGAAAACTGGAGCATCATCTGGTTTAACTTCTTATTCAGATTATTCAACGCCTTTCGCTAGTGCTACCACAACAGCTGCACCAACACCAAATCCTGCTACGTTTTCTTCTGCTCCTGCTCCAGTTAGTAGTACTTCTGTAACGATGACTGCTACGACAGCGTCACATCCACTTGAATCTGTAGAATATCTATTTACTTGTACTACTGATGGAAGTAAAAGTAGTTCGTGGCAGGCAAATCCTACCTATACTCCTAATACGTTATCTCCAAGTACTCAATATACATTTACAGTTAAAACAAGAACAGCAGTATCACAAATAGAAGGAACAGCTTCTTCTGGTGCTGCTGCTTATACTTATCCTACTACTCCTGATGCACCAACTGATTTAACTCCTAGTGTTATTAGTAATGTAAGAATAGATCTGTCATGGACTAAATCATCTGGAGCTACTGGCTACCAAATTTATAGAAAAGTAGGAGCAGGAGCATATAGTTTATTTGATACAGTTGGGGATGTTGCTGCTTATGAGAATAGTGGATTAACTCCAGGTGTTACTTACTATTATAAGTTGAAAGCATTAACTACGTATGCTCCTTCTGGATTAACTTCATATTCTGATTACTGCGACGAGGTTTCTGCTGCTACTACTACAATACCCAGTCCAGATCCAATGACTTTTTCCTCTGCCCCTACTGCTGTTGACAGTGATGAAATAACTATGACGGCTTCATTAGCAACTGCGCCAGATAGTGTTGAATATCAATTTGACTGCGACGATGATAGCTTTGATTCTGCTTGGCAAGCTTCTAGAGAATATCAGCCTTCTGGTCTTGATTCAGATACTCAATATGGATTTAAGGTAAAAGCTAGAAATTCAGTTACTTTAGAAGAAACTGCGCAGTCTTCTTATGCCTATGTTATA